GATCGTTTCTTTTCGATGGTTTTGTGGAAAAAGCTTGCTGCAACAACTCTGCACCTTTTGAATTTACTAATTTTTCTAAATTATTAAAAATAAAACGAGCGGTACGAAAAGTAGGACCAGCAATTAGAATCTTAGTACCAGGATTAAAAATACACTGAAGGAAACAAAATACAGAAGCTATAAAAGTTTTACCGCAGCCACGACCCCAGACGCACATTGAAAAGTTGCGGTTCATCATACCTTTCAGTGTTATCTCTTGGAATGGAGCTAATTTAATGCCTGAGATAAGCTCAGTGGTTATCCCTAAGTTGGAGGATAAAAATTTAGCTAATGATATCTTAGCTTCTTTATCTTCTAGCGGGCCTTTTAAGCATGACAATTCTTCGTTTACGCTAGTCAGGCTCTTTTTATATTTTTCAGGGCAGTACCACATTTTTAATCATAAAATTCCGAATTAAGCCTTTGCTGGCTTTCATCTAAGTTTTCTTCGTAAACGTAATAGTAAGTGGCTAGAGATAGCCTAAATCTGTCTTCAGGGCACTCTAATGGAGTAGGGCAACCGTGATAAGATTCATCATCAGTGTTAAAAATAACCATTCTATTAAAGTCGGGAAGTATATCAACTACCTTCTCACTTCTGTCTTTGCTCCATAACTCTAAGTTGCCATTCCATTCAGGCAACCAATCTTTATTTAAAAAAAGCAAAACATTAATCTTTCGTGTCAGTAGGGTTTCTTTATTGTAGTTAAAATCTTTATGGATGTTTAATTTTCCGCCCCTAGCAGTGCAGTGAATTCCTCCTCCTATATTTAACGGATCATCAATTATACCTTTTATCCCTGTCAGGTTTTTTAAAAAATTTAAAAATTCAGCCGTATGTAATTGCCATAAAATTTTTTTAACTTGTGGTGGCATTTTAGTGGGGTCTTCGAGCCACCTTTTGTTGACTTGAAATTGATAATCTCTTTGGTTCCAATCTAAATCATCAATATTGTTTTGAATAGCATTGACGCAACTGTTTAGTTCTTCCTCGTTAAAAAAGTTGTCTACAACTAGGTGCGGAAAAGGGCTTGCGTTTTTATATTTATTTTGAGTGATAAAGTCCATGAGTCAAAGAATTTTCTTATCATAGGCTAACTGCAAGTCTATATCTTTATAAATACAATTACTAAAAAATATTTTTTCTATGACCCTAACAGACTCTTTCCTTCCGTCTACAAAAAGGAATTGTACGTGGTCATATTTCTGTATAATATCTCTTACTTTATGAAAGATAAAATCTGGAGTAACTTTTATTTTCTTTGAGATGTACGGAAGATAAGGAAAGGATAATGCATGTGTTAAAGTGTCTTCCACTACTATTATTAAGTTAGCTTCGTTTTCTGCGGCTCTTTCTATTTCCCTACAAAATCTATCGTAATTCATTACGCTTATGGTAGAAATAAAATCTGATAAAGACTTTCTTTCTATATAACAATTACATGTCAAGGTTTTGTCACTTAGAGCATAATCACCAAATTTAAGACCTTTAATTTCTGTTGGTATATTAAATTTCAAGGGTAACTGCTCTCTGCTGTCTACGTATATTTTTAAATCCTTGTCTAATAAAGTAGGATCAGCAGCGTAAGTTGAATTGGTTTTTATGTTTTTAAGTTTTTTGTACTTATTCTTAAAGCCTAATGATTTACAAAACTTATAATAATCTCCAACTTTTTTTTCGTAAGAAATTACAGAAGGTGACATAATGCTTCTAAGTTCAACCTGACAAGGAGAGTAAATTAAGTCCTTCTTCTCTTTTCTTTCTAATAATAGTTTAGACAAATACTCTTTTGCTTCTTCTTCCGAAAGCTTGTTTAACCAATTTATTTGATTCCTTCTACTGTTAAACTCGTTATTAAAGTAGTATTCTTTAGATTTGAATTTGATAATTTTCCCATCGTAAAGATCATACCGAGGATAATACTGTTGGTAATAAGCAGCGACTCTCAATTTATGAGCTTTTAGATGAGCATGAAGCTGTCGCTCTGTCTCAAATTCTTTATCGCAAACTTTGCATTTAAAACTCATACTTAAATTTCTTGATATCTTCTTTATAGACCCTAGATACTATTTCTTGATTTTTTTTAGTATAAAATTTTCTATAATTTGGTTTTTTTACTATAGCCCCCAAAGTTTCTAACTTCTCGTAAGGCATGTTTAACTTCTTCAGTAAGAGCTTGAAGTTTCTTTGAAGCGTCTCGTATTTTAATATGTAATCACATTTTATTTTATCTTCATTCTCCAGCCACTTCACTTGAGGCATTATCCATCTAGACTTTAATCTATTGTTTATATTAAAAACATTATCATAGGCTTCGTTTATAGATAAGTCTTCCCCTTCTATCTTATCTAAAAAGTTAGAAAAAGAAGTTTTAAACTTTAAAAACATTTTGTTGTCTAAGTAGTTATTGTTTTCATTGCTTAAAAATGCTTTGCCTCTTACCCAAGCTTTACCCCGTGAGTTACCATCGGTTGGGTAATATTTTCCATTTTCAGCTAAAAACTGATAGTATAAAACTTCCGCGTAAGACCATATGTACCAAGATACTAATCTGTCCCAAGGGTTTCTAACCACGGAAAATTTATAGTAACTTTCTGCATTAGGGTACCCTTGGAGGTACTCCTGCAAAGTAGCGTGTTGTGCAGTATGTAATTTTTTGATGTTTGAGTTTCCCTCAAAGCCAAAATAATTTTCTATACTAGAACCCCCAGTTCTTGGTATGTGAACAAATAATACTTTTTTCTTGTGTAGTATCATTAATTTAAAACCTCATCTTCAGATATGCCCATTATCCTAGCTTTAATCTCGTCCATACTGCTAAGATTTTCAACCTCATCTTTTATAGACTGCTTTCTAAGTTCAGCAAGATTTAACATTTTAACTCTAGACTCTTCATCTTTCCACAATTCAACTAAATTTAAAATGCTGGCATTTTCTTTTAGCTGGTTTTTAAGTCTATCGCTACGTTTTTCTTTTAAGCTCTCTAAAAGTTTTTGCTGCCTGTTTACAGATTGATGGTATTCGTTTTGCGCCGTGTTTGTAGTCTCGACTAATGACATCGCTATCCTTTGGTCACCGTCAGCGACCTCATTAAGCAGTCTTTGTAAATGCTCCACTCTTCTTTGGATATTGGAAGCTATTACGACCTCTGAAGATAAAACTATATATTGATCGACTTCTTCTTGGGTTAAATCGTTTTTATCGCAAGTATACCTAACAAAGCTAGATTCAAAAAGCTCTCTTGTGTTAGTTGAATCGTATGTATTGATCTGATGAACAAATCTAAAAGTGTTCATATAACCAAGTAAAGCTTCTATATTTTTTTTATCCCTTGCTGTTATTTTATCTTTGCTTATTTTTTCATAAATATATTTGTTTACTTTAGCTAAAGATTTATCAAAGCTGCTCGGCGGCTTATACTCATCGTGGGTTACGTTAATAGACTCCTCTGAATCATGACTTGGGTCTATTTCTTTTATGTAAGCTTCAACTACTTTTGCTTCTTTATTTAAATTTGTGATTTTATCATCGAGAAAAATTACTCTAGCAGCCTCAACAAAAGTCATAAACTTATAATTGTTTTCTATGAATTCTTTTTGGTCATTGGTTAGCTTTATATCATCTTTCGCTTTGTACTCTTGCGCTGCTCTAGCTTTAATGCTTTGCTCTGCTAAAAAAGCCTTTACCGCTTTTCCTTCTTTACTTCTTCCGTCTACGTTTTTATCTGGGAAAGCTATTTTTATTAACTCAAGAAGCGATGGAGGATTTTCTTGACGAGAGTTCCACTCGTTTACGATATTTTCTTTTTGACCTTCTGATAATTTTATTTTTTCGCTCATATTAAATCTATCTCCCCTTTTTCAAGAGCTTTTTTAACTTTTGCTATTATTGATTTTTTTAGATTCTTAATATGCTTATAACCTGGTTGCCTACCTTTTTCTGTGGTCTTGTAATTCATTATCTTCGCAACCTCTTTGTCTGATTTATTTTCTATGTAAACCAAAGTGTAAACAATTTTTTCTAAAGGTTTTAACCTAAGTAGCATAGCTTCGTGAAGCTTTTTTCTGTTTGACTCAAAATGATCAAAACCATAAGATACGTTTAAGTTATTATCGATATCTATATTAACACCCCCAGAAGATTTTAGACCGTGAGCATCTTTTTTATTTTTACTCCAGTGCTCATATAACGGGCACGAGTTACATTGTTTTTTAAATAATAAACATCCTTCGTCTTGGTTGGATGCCGCGCATTTTACGCACGGCTTTGCAAAATTACCGTAATTATTTCTAATTAAATTTTTAAGCTGATTAGATATTATCCTGTTCAACCAAGGTCGGAGAGGTTTAGAGTGGTTATACAGATGCCATTTTTTATATATATGAATTTTTATAATTTGAGAAACATCTTCAAAGTCCATCCAAGCTATAGAGTTTAAACTCCACTTAGATTTTCTTTTTAAGATTTCTTCCTCAATTATATCTATATAATCTTCGAATTGCGTCTTATCGCTCAACAGATCAAGAGTTAGGTCTTAAAGTTTTACTTTCCCTCTGTAGTTCTTCAAGAACTTCCTCCTTCGGCCTTTTTGACCTCTGTTGAGAAGGTGCACCGTTTTCAATTCCTTGGCCTGAAGAAGCTTCCATGATGGAGCCTAAAGTTTGAGGGGTAGATTTATTATGTTCTGCCTCGAAAGCTAGAGCACTCATAGAGCTAATATCAAAACTAGGACTTTCTTCTTTTGGGACTACTTTCTCTTTTGTAGCAGTAGCCTTTTCGCTGCCCATAGCACATCCACAGCTTTGGCAAAAATTAGGTTTATGCATAGTGTAGGGATGCATATGCCCACATTCTTGACAATATATTCGTAAATTACTCATTGCCTTATATAATACAGCAAAAAAACAAAAAAATAAAATATTTTTTTTATTTAATTAGTGTAACAAAGTTATCATTAACAAATAAGCTTGAGTTTCTTGATTAAAAATTTAACCAGTTCTGACCTCATAATGTCATCTTCTGTAAACTCAAAGGTGTTAATCCCCTGAGATATACTTTCTTGATCCGAGAAGAGTTTAAACATTTTTTCAAAGCCGTGCTGCTTTTCGCCTTGCTTAATATCGGTCTGCATTGGGTCAGCGAGTATAAAACATTTGCTCCCTTCTCCTAATCTAGTTAGCACAGTGGTAATCTCTTTCGTGGTAGAGTTTTGAGCTTCATCTAGAATAATACATTTACCTTTCCAGTTCATGCCTCTAGCAAAATTCACGGGGAACATGCTTACTCTTCCTTCTTGTTCTAATTTTTCAACCCTTGTTGTTTCCAAGAGCTCTTCTAGTTTGTCTATGAACGGCAAGTTAAAAAACCTTAATTTTTCATCTGCTGAACCTGGTAAGTAACCTAAACTCCTGTCTGAAGATTCAACCGCCGAGCGCAAGTACATGATGTCACTTATAACCTTCATGTTGAGTAATTGAAGGGCGCAATACGTAGCTAGTAGGGTTTTCGAGCTTCCTGCTGGACCGTTAACTAGTACTATCTTAGTATCTGGATGTAAGGCTACTTTAAAAAACTCTTTTTGTTTATTTGTCCAAGGAAATTGTTTAAGTTTGATTTGCCTTTTGATAGGGTTAATCGCAGACGTGTTCTCAACCAAAGCGTCGTTAATCTCTTCGGCTGTTTCTTTTTTTATACTCGATCTTGAATTACGAGTTCTCTTAGGGGTTGCCATCTTTGTTATATTACACTAAAAACTTACTCCGCATCAAAGAAAAACATGTGAAATAATCTAGAGTTTAACTTATCGCTACCAAAGTATTGAGTAGCTGCATGAACAATCTTGGCATCCCATATTGCCAGTCTGTTGTATACGTTGCCCACCGTATCCAC